TCCGGTCCATAGCGTCCGCCTTCTACTGACGGATATTAAGTAGGAGTAGCCGGATTTTGGGTAAAGGATCTGAGTACAGGATTAATGACCAAAGAAGACGACAGCATCTGTCTCTTAATCGCTACATTATCCTTGTCGAATGATCGACCGACCCAGGGCTGGGAAAAGACCACCGTCCTTTCCCAGCTCCAGTACCGTGGCTTGCCAGAGTTGCGGTTAATCGTCGTTTCCATGGAGTTCGCTCCACAAACTTTAGGAAACAATAATCTCCCACAGGATGAGTTCGACGATTTCTCATCAAACTGTTTAGGGGGGGAGGCAAGGCCCACGACACCATCTAACCCAAGCTTTTGGAGAGCATATGTATCAGGATCTACATAGGGATAAAAGAATTCCCAACGGATCAACTGTTCGGGCTTCGGCTCGTGCTCTAACTCTCTACTGCTGGTACTACCGGGCTGTTGAGTCCCAACTTGACTTTCTGAATGATTATCCTCTAGTTCGATATCGTCAAGTTGTATACCGTCCATTCTATTGAATGAGAAACGTGTTTTGAGAGACTCATTAACGGGTATACAGTCCCGCTCTTTCTCCCGACGCCTCAGGGAGAGAATATCACCTCCGTCCATAGGTGAGCTGTAGCGAAATAAATATGAGCTTACAGCATTCCTGACCGACTGATTAAATAAATCAAAAACAGAGTCTGGTACAGGTTTAATTTCAGGGACGGGAATTCCGCAGATATTCATCGGTATTGACTGAGATAAGGTGACAGTCAATTCAGGACGTCCAAGACCACCGATTCCGAATACTCGATGCCCCCATCTTTTCTTAAGGGGTAGATACGAATTATTATGTTTATCGTACAAGTATTCAGGATTCGGGCTGACGCCTGGTATGTTTGGAACTCCAACTCCTTCTCCTAATGGTGAGACTAAATTACAAAAGAGTCTCTTCTTATTTTTCGATATACCATAGGAGTCGAGTGTGATCCGAACAGCTGCGGAAGGGTTGGTTACCCCAAATAACCTTGGAAAAAGGTCTGTTATCTCCAATATAGAAGGTTTCGTGTCAATGGAGGGTATAAGATTCCACCCCTTGTTATAGTAAAGCTGAAACCTGTGAACTTCTCGCTTAAGACCGACCATAGCTGGTACCTTAATGGAATAAAGGTCCACTCGTCGTGATAAGTCTACAGCATGAGAATTCAGAGAGATAACCCTATCCGAAATAGATGTTTTCTGATAGGAGACCTGAAGACCCAGTTCTTCGCACGTCTTGTGCCAGTTCATAGCGTCCTCCCTTTCAATTCTAAGGGATATATCGTCACCATTAACAAGTATAGGTGACTCTTCTAGACGTATGGCCCGCCTGGCAAGGCATCCAATAGACGCGCTGATGATACACAGAATTGGAAACGAAAGAGGGTTCCCCATCATTTGGCCGTTGCACAAAGCAAGTTTCCGACCACCCTCGAGTGTATCCATATGTTCTGGGCATATGAAGGAGAGTGCAGACTCAAGTAAATCTAGTCTGCCGATTCGAGAAAGTATTCTCTCTAGAGTAAAAGAGGTCCATATTGGTGAGAACCTATCAGTCGCGGATTTGAGATCTCCGTTGACGAATAGTTCTCCTTTCTTTGGGACCATATATTCAGGGACTCTAGAGGCAAGAAAGCTCTCACCTGTGAACCTAAAGTGGCTATTCTTCCATATAGTTTTGAATAAGAAGGTCTGAAGACCTTGGAAGAACACCGCCGAATAGGGATCACATTTGGTGACGATACGGCACTTTCCCGACGTGAACACGAATTGCTGTTCAACATCTCCTGGAGTACTAGGTAGTTCCGATGCCACGATATCATGGAAGAGACTCAAGCCGACTGGCCCGTATAACGGGATCGCTTCTGAGTTAAGCCTCTGATATCCGACAACCTCACGAACGTCATTAGGTATAATCCATGTATTCATGGTTTTCTTAAATAAACTCAAAGATATACCTTCTGAACGAGTTACGTGATAGCCGCCTTTCATTTTGGGCGCGAGAGACATGTCAAAATCTAAAGACTGCTCTCGGTCAGGAACTAGCTCCTCAACAACATTACCGATCACCTTTAGGAGACGAGATACAGTCTCCGGATTCCGAACGATTGGAGTAGACAAAAGTGCTGAATGATTATTAATAGCACTAGTCACCGAATAAACGTCGTCGGATATAGAAACCTTAGTCGCCTCGATAAGCGACAAGGAGGTGCGGTAACACCCACGCTTCTTATGTTGTAGAAGACGGAAGATACAGTAGAATACACCGGGAAGTTTCCCAAGTTGAGTCCTCGTTGGATCAACCAAGTATTCTGCCGCGACCGTCAACTGTTGTTTCAGCTCTGCGTGGGAATATTTGAAGAGGGTAGAGTACGTCCTCTTGTAAGCCTTCTCCGATAGTTTAGGAAGGAAGGCCGCCAGAACTAACAAGATGCCTCGGGACATAGCGTACTGCTGAGATATTCTTCGATCAACAGCATGCCTGAGGAATTCCACTCTTGAAATTGTATCTGGTATCATGCTCGACAGATCTGAGTCGAGTCTTCCATCTCGGAACCATCTGTTCCAGAGACCCCTCTCACATGAGGGACAGCCACCCTTGAGGTGACTTTCAAACCAATGGGGGCCCTGCGCTGTGCAGGGGTATGGTGGGCTTTCCCCGCAGCAAAGAAGCTGGTCATACTTCTTGCTGATACCATACTTTCGGAAGCTCAGGTTCATAGACCTACCTACGGAGCCCCTATCCCCAATGCAGGAAGGAAGTGTGCATGATTTCTCATTCGGTATCGGATTATCGACCGGTATCTGAGACACTCCCTTGGGATCAACATCCCCAAATCGTGGAAACAACAAATCAATGTCATCATAACCCACGACGCCTGCCCCCTTCTGTATATCACCGGTTGGAGGATTTTTATTCCCGGTGGCACTCTTTCTCCGTTCTCTTTGAGTGACATTATTAAAAAGAGAACCCGTAAACTCAATGTGCTGGCGCAACAGCCCATCGAAAATTACGGCAAAACCATTATCCCATGGGATCGAATGGAACGGTATGGACGAATATTTCGTACCAGCTACCGCCACCAAAGTCACTGATGAGTTCTCCGGTTTCGGGGCGACCTTCATACTTCTTTTATTAACACGTGCGGGTCCGCCTGC